CCCAGCCCCGCTCAGCCTCGTCACCGCTTACGCCGACGCCACGGTCCGCCTCCGAGAGGCGCTCATCGCGGCGGTCGGCTCGATGTGGGACGAGCTGGGCAGTTGGCGAGAAGACGACGCGGTCGAGTTCCTGCGCCACGTCCTGCCGATGGTGCAGGGGGCGACGGCAGCGATGTCGTCGCTCACCGACGCCTACCTGACCCAGCTCATCGCTGAGATGACCGGCACCGTGGCGCACACCGGGACTGTCGAGCCGCCCTACGCCCGGGGCGTGTCGATGACCGAGGTCTACACGCGCCCGTTCCTCACCACCTGGACCGCACTCTCCCGAGGTGCCGACCTCGTGTCGGCGGTCCGAAGTGGACGCTCGCGCGCCGTGAGCCTTGCGGCGACTGACCTTCAGCTCGCGAAACGGGACACCAGCCAGATGCGGCTGGCGGGGGACACCCGGGTTGTGGGGTACCGCAGGGTGCTCACCGGCTCGAAGTCCTGCGCCATGTGCGCGCTGGCGGCAACGCAGCGCTACCACAAGCAGAAGCTCATGCCGATCCACCCCGGCTGCAACTGCGCGGTGGCACCGATTGTCGGCACCCAGGACCCGGGCCAGAAGATCAACGCCGCGATCACCGATGACGCCTCCTCGCTGGAGGCGGGAGACATCCGAGAGCTGGAAGGCACCGATGCCCTGCACCAGGCCATCGGGCAGCGCTTCGGCGCGGACGCGGTCGACGTGACCGGCCGCGGCAACGACTACCGGCAACTCGTCGTGGTCCACGAGCACGGCGAGCTTGGTCCGGTCCTCGCCCGTAGGGGCGACTCCTTCACCTCGGCTGCGGACCTTCCGTAGCCGCCCTCGCGCGCCGTCAGGCACGCAGCCGACCCGTCAGGGAGACCCGCATGGCACTTCGTTCACTGCCCCGCTACGCCCTCGACCTGCGCCACCTCGGCGTCAACGAGGCCCACCCGACCTGGCTCACCGGCGGTCTCCCGACCGCGCTCTTCCCGCACGACGCTGCGACAGGCGGCGACGGGGGCGAGGGTGGCGACGGCTCCGGTGGGGACGACGGAGACGGCGAGGACGATGGGCCGCCGGCCAAGCGCACCTCGGACATGACGCCCGAGGAGCAGGCCGAGTACTGGAAGAAGCAGTCCAGGAAGCACGAGCGCGCCGCGAAGTCGGCGCCTACGGCCGACGAACTGAAGGCCCTCCGTGAAGCGCACGCCGAGCTGGAGAAGATCCGCGACTCGCAGCGCACCGACACGGAGAAGGTCACCGCACGCGCCGAGAAGGCCGAGAAGGAGCTGGGCGAACTCAAGCCCCGCCTCCTCCGGATGGAGGTCGCGTACGAGACGGGCCTGCCGAAAGAGCTGGCTCACCGGCTGGTCGGCAACACCAAGGAAGAGCTGGAGGCCGACGCCAAGGAGCTGATGAAGCTCTCGGGCGCGGGCTCGAACGGCAGCGCTGGCAAGCGCACCGGCTCGCTCGACCAGGGCACGCGGAACACCCGCGAGGAGTCGAAGGCGTCCGTCGCCTCCGGCGCCGAGCTGTACGCCCAGCGCCACCGCAAGACCACTACAGCCTCCTGAAGGAGCAACCGATATGGATCTGAGCATCCGTACGGAGACCTTCGGCCAGAGCAACCAGACCTGGCTCGGCTCCGCGCACGGCACGAGCATGGCTCGTCCCTGCACCCTCGACACCAGCGCGTTCACCGCTGGCACCCACTACCCCAACGGCTACTTCCCGTCCGGCCTCGCCCTCGGGAAGATCACGGCCACCGGCCTCTACGCGCCGTACAACGACGCGGCCTCGGACGGGACCCAGACGCTCGTCGGCTTCCTGCTCGACGACGTGAAGGCGCCGGCCGCGAACACCACCGACGTGCAGGGCGCGCTCTACGAGCACGGCCGGGTCATCGTCGCCAACCTGCCCATCCCGAGTTCCGTCGACGCCGCAGGCAAGACGGACCTCAAGGGCCAGATCATCTTCGTCTGAGAGGGGGCGTAAACCATGCTGCTGACCAATGACTACGTGGAGCCGGCGACCCTGACGGGATACGCCCGCGCCGCCCTCCAGGACATCCCGGCGAACCAGCCGTCGCTCGCGCGGTGGCTGCCGTTCCGGGCCGTGGATGACCTGGTCTACCGCTTCACCAAGGGTGGCGACGGCCTGACCGAGGCCGCGACCTTCCGCTCGTGGGACACCGAGTCGCCGATCGGCGTGCGCCCCGGCGTCACGCGGGTCACCGGCGAGCTGGCCCCGATCTCGCGCAAGCTCCGGCAGAGCGAGTACGAGCGCCTGCGCAGCACCGTCAACGGCGGTGCGGCTCTGGCCAGCGCCATCGAGAACGACGCTGCCCGGCTGGCCCGCGCCATCAACATGCGGCTGGAGCTGGCCCGTGGCCAGGCCCTGGTCACCGGCGCGCTCAGCATCAACGAGAACGGCATCGTCGCGTCGGCCGACTTCGGCCGGGCCGGTGGCAACACCGTCGCCCCGGGCACGCTGTGGACCGACCTGGCGACCTCCACGCCGCTCCAGGACCTCTCGACCTGGTGCGACGCGTACGAGGACATCAACGGCGTCCGTCCGGGCGCCATCGTCACCTCCAACCGGGTCCGCGGCCTGGTCCTCGCCAACGCGGGCGTCCGCGCCCTGGCGGGCACCGTGCTCGGCACCCCGAACGACGTGACCGTCAACCAGCTCGCGGGCCAGCTCGAAGCCCGCGACCTGCCGCCGCTCTACACGTACAACGTGAAGTACAGCGTCGGCGGCACAGCGACCCGCGTTATCGCGGACGACAAGGTCCTGCTTCTCCCGGCCCCGGTCGACCCGAACGACGAGGGCGGCACCGAGCTGGGCGCGACGCTCTTCGGCACCACGCTGGAGGCGCGCGAGCCCGGCTACGGCATCGCCGAGGGCGACATGCCGGGCCTGGTGGCTGGCACCTACACCACGCAGGACCCGATCGCGCTCTGGACCAAGGTCGCGGGCATCGCCCTGCCGATCCTGGCCAACGCGAACCTCTCCTTCGTGGCGGACGTGGCGTGATGAGCGGCGGGCGCAAGCTCGCCCGCTCGGTCTTCGTCCGGGCGGAGGGCACTGAGGGTCGCTGGTACCACGCGGGCGAGACCGTACCGGCCAGCGAAGCGAAGAGCATCACCAACCCCAACGTGTGGGAGAAGGACTCGGACGGCGAGACCGAGGACAGGGAGGTCGCCAAGGCTCCGGCCAAGAAGGCGACCCGCTCCTCGGCCACGGGCGAGTAACTCCCGACGCAGTGCGCGAGCCCCGTCCTGAGCATCGACTCGGGCGGGGCTCGCGCCATCAGACCAGGAGGTCCGCCCCGTGGCGAGCGCGTGGTACCCGAAGTTCAAGGAAGCGCTCCTGACGGGCGCGTCCAACTCCAACCCGAGCACGGGCACCGTCAAGGTGGTCCTGCTCTCCTCGACCTACAGCTACTCGGCGTCGCACCAGTACTACAGCGACCTGACCGGTGTCGTGGCCAGCTCGACCGGCCTCACCACCAAGTCGTTCACCAGCGGTGTCTTCGACGCCGACGACATCACGCTGACCGCCGTCACCGGCTCGGCCGTGACGCAGCTCGCCGTCTACATCGACACCGGCACCACCACGACCTCGCGGCTGATGCTGTTTATCGACACGGCCTCCTCGGGCCTGCCGGTGACGCCCAACGGCGGGTCCATCCTGATCCAGTGGGACAACGGCAGCGCCAAGATTGCGGCCCTGTAAGCCCTGCTGCGCAACGGGTCTAGCGCTCGCGCTCCGTCCACATCGGACGCCCGCCAACTGACGCGGGGGTGAACCGTGGCGATCTCCTACCGCAATGGCACGTCGGGCACCGGCACCGCCGGGTCGGTGACCCTGACACTGCCCTCGGACATCAAGCACGGCGACTACATCTTCATCATGGCGGTCATCCGCCAGGCCAGCGGCACGGCAACGATCAGCACCCCGACCGGCTTCACCGTCATGCAGGCCACGCTCGACCTGCCGACTGGATCCACCGGAAACGTCCGGTCGTTCTTCAAGATCGCCACGGCTTCCGACGCTGGAGCCAGCGTCGCGGTCAGCGCCTCGAACTCGTCGAACCAGATCGCGGTCGCCTGCGGCGTCTACATCGGCTGCCAGGGCGACATCCAGGCCAGCGGCCAGGGCTTCCAGCAGAAGTCCACCACCGCCTCGACCGCCATCTCGGTGTCGGACCTGCCGGCCACGCCCGTGGCCAACGCCCTGACCCTTCAGGACGGCGGCTGCCAGGCCAGCAGCACGGGCGTCGGCATGACGTTCACCGCCACCCCGGACGCGGTCCTGCGCCAGCAGGCCACGCTCTCCGTGGCGGCCACCAACAACATCGCGGTCTTCCTGGGCGACTCGCCCACGGATGGCGCCAAGAGCTTCACTGCCAGCAACTCGTGCCGCGAGACGGTCGGCCAGGTCATCCTCCTGGCGGCACCGGTCATCGCGGCAACGGGTGTCTCGTCGACCTCCAGCGTCGGCGCGCCGACGATCACCGCGTCGGCCACGATCGCGCCCACGGGCGTGGCGTCGAGCAGTGCCGTGGGCTCGCCCACCATCACCACCTCGGCGACCGTCGTCCCGTCTGGCGTGGCCAGCTCGTCGAGCTACGGGTCCCCGACGATCACCGCCTCAGCCACGGTCGCTCCCGTTGGGGTCTCCAGCTCGTCGAGCTACGGCCAGCCCACGCTCACGACCTCGGCCACGATCGCCGCGGCGGGCGTGTCGAGCAGTTCATCGCTGGGCCAGCCCGCCCTGGCAGCCTCGAACACCATCGCCCCGGCGGGGACCAGCAGCACCTCGTCGGCTGGCGCACCAACGGTCTCGGCGTCTGCGACGGTGGCTGCGTCCAGCGTGCCCAGCTCGTCCTCGACGGGCCAGCCCGCTCTGACGACCTCGGCCACGATCACACCGACCGGGGTCTCCTCGACCTCGACGGTGGGCCAGCCGGCGGTTGCCCCGGGGACCACTCCGCTCCTCCCGGCTGGTGTCCAGTCCTCCAGCGCGGTCGGCCAGCCCACCGTCGAGCCAGGCACCGCAACGGTCACCACCACGTCGGTGCCGAGCAGCTCGTCCATGGGCCAGCCCACGGTCGTCGCCTCCGCGACGGTCCAGCCGGGCTCGGTGCCGAGCAGCAGCGCCCTCGGGTCCCCGAGTGTTACGGGCCAGAACACCGTTACACCCCAGGGTGTTACGGGCGGTTCGTCGGTCGGTGCACCGGGTGTTTCGGCGAGCGCCTCGGTTCAGCCTGCGTCGGCGCCAAGTGCGTCGGACGTTGGTCAGCCGTCGCTCACTCCGGGCTCCGTCACGGTCATCCCCGATGGTGTTCCGTCCAGCTCGGCGGTCGGTCAGCCGGACGTGTCGCTGACCGCTGGCGACCAGCAGGACATCGCGACGATCGAGGTTCCGTCCAGCTCGGCGGTCGGGTCCCCGGATCTGCTCGCCTGGGCGGACACCTCCGCGTCTTCGGTGCCCAGCTCGTCCAGCTACGGCCAGCCCACGGTCAGCTCCTCGGCTACTGTCCAGCTCTCCACTGTGGACTCCACCTCCTCGGTGGGCCAGCCCACGGTCTCGGCGGGCACAGCGACCATCGTGCCGATCGGGGTTCCGTCCGCATCGGATGTTGGTCGGCCGGCTGTTACGCCCGGAGCTGTCGCGGTGCAAACCGTGTCGGTCCCGAGCGCATCGGTGTCCGGCACACCGACTGTGTCGGCGACCTCGACCGTCGCCCCGCAGAGCGTTACGTCCACGTCGGACATCGGCCTGCCGGGTGTTACGCCCGGAACAGCGACCGTCACACCACAGGGCGTTCCGAGTGCGTCGGTGGTCGGCCAGCCTGCCGCTGCCCCTGGGCCGGTGGCGGTCACACCGACCAGCGTTCCGTCCACATCGGACTTCGGCCAGGTCGTCGTCGTCACGGTACTGGCGCCCACATCGGTCGACTCCGGCTCGTCCGTTGGCCAGCCCGCGGTGTCCCCCAGCGTCTACGTCATCACGCCCAACGGTGTGCTGTCGCTGTCCCGGGTCGGCCTGCCGCTGGTCGACGACTCGATCGTGCCGTACCTGCCGAACGGCGTCGTGCCGTACCCGGACGACGGAGACGTGATCTACGACGGTGGCGACCTGGTCTCGTGCACCAGCACCGAGATGGTCTCTCCGGACCTCACCGACCTCGTGCTCTACCAGTAAGGAGGGCGGACCGTGGCTCTGTTCACCGTCGAGGAGCTGGCCTGCTACGTCCAGCGAGACATCCGGCGGTCCACCGCCGAACTGGTTCTGTCGCTCGTCGAGGACGCCATCTACGGGGTCCTCGGCGCGCGGCTGACCGACCCGCCCCAGCGAGGCGTCAAGGGCATCGCCCTGGAGGTTGCGAAGCGGGCGCTCCTCAACCCCGCCAACGTCCAGAGCGAAGCGGCCGGCGGAACCTCCGTCACCTACAACACCGCTGGCACCTCGCGCGGCGTCGACCTGACGGATCGCGAGATCGCGAAGCTCAAGGAACTGGTCGGCGCGGCCTACACCTCGAACTACCAGATCGACCTCGACGACCCGGGCCTGGGTGTCCGGATCGACATGCCCGACAACGCCTTCACCCCGCCGTATCGGGTGGGCTGGCCATGACGGTCCCCACGCTGCCGATGTGGTTCCGGGACGAGATCACGGTGATCCGACCCGGGTCCACAGTGGACCGCTACAGCGACACGACCGAGGACTGGGTCGCGGCCACGGAGGTCACGTACAAGAACTGCCTCGTCGAGCCTGCCGCGAACCCTCCCGAGGACCGCGGCTCCGGCGACAACCGTGAGGCCGTGCGGAAGAACTACACGCTCGTCGCACCGCCCACTGTGGACCTCCGGGCCACGGATCGCGTGCGCTGGAACAACGTCGAGTACCTGGTGGACGGCGAGCCCATGCGCTGGCGGTCCCCCAACGGGCTCGTCGACAACGTCTACGCCCACCTGTTCCGAGTGGAGGGCTGATGGCACTCACCGGTCTCCGCATCAACCACCTCGGCCTCCGCGAGGTCGCCCGATCCCGCGAGGTCGCCCGGGAGCTTCTCCGGCGCGGCCACAAGGTCGCCGAGCGAGCTCGTTCGCAGGCCCCGGAGGGCCAGATCGTCGACCTCTCCCCGTACCTGGGCCGCAACCGTGCCCGCGTCTCGGTCTTCGCACCCTTCGGGCTGGCGACCGACCAGGCAACCCGCTGGCTCGGCAGCTCCATCGACGCAGCGAGGGGGTAAGCCCGTGCTCCAGCCGCTGGTCTACGCGGACGTGGAGCTGGTCGTCGTGGCGTTCCTGCGTTCCCGCCTCACCGGGCTGGCGCCGGTGCATGTCCGCACGCCCAGCCCACGCACTACCCCATTCGTCACGGTCCGCCGATCCGGCGGAACCGCGGACGGCCTCTTCGACCGCGCCCTGCTCGACATCTTCGTGTGGGGCTCGACGGACGAGGAGGCCAAAGACCTCGCGCAGCGCTGCCTCACAGAGTTCGGCTCGATGCGCGGGGTGCAGGGCGGGGCCCGCGTCATGTGGGTCTCCCAGTTCGCAGGGCTGGCCCCTGCACCAGATGCGTCAACCGATCACCGGTGGACGTTTTCCGTCGAGGTCGCCATCCGAGGAGTCCAACAGTGACCCAGTACGAAGACCTTCGCCAGGTCACCCTGGCCTACCCGATGGTGATCGGGGGCGCCGTGCACGCGCCGGACGACACCATCCAGCTCCCTGCCGAGGGCCTCACCGGCGCCAAGCAGCTCGTTCGCGATGGTGTCGCGCGCTGGGCCGAGGGCACCGACGAGGGCCGCACCGAGCAGGCCGCAGTCAAGTCCGCCCGCGCCGGTCGCCAGGTCGTCGCTGACGCCCCGAAGGAGGCGTGACCGTGACCAAGAACTACGACGCCGTCCGCGCATACGGAGACATCACCTCGGCCGTGTACGTCGGCCCCAAGGGCACGACCGCCCCGACGACTCCGACCGCCACCCCGGCCGTGGGCTTCGTCGAGGTCGGCTGGCTCAGCGACGACGGCATCACCGAGATGCACTCGGTGGACTCCTCCTCGAAGCGGGCCTGGCAGGGCGGCACCACCGTCCGGACCATCAAGTCCGGCGACAGCCGCAAGTTCAAGTTCGTTATGCTGGAGACCAACGCGACGACCCTGGGCCTCGTCCGGCCGGGCTCGACGCCGGTCACCGCGACCGGCGTCACCACGACCCCGGTCAAGGCGTACCTGGGCCAGGACATCCGTGCCTGGATCGTCGACACCATCGACGGCACGATCCACACCCGGAAGATCATCCCGGCTGGCGAGGTCGTGGACGTGGCCGACATCAAGTTCAACTCGCAGGACATCACGGCCTACGAGGTGACCGTCGAGTGCTACGCCACGAGCGCGGGCGTCTACTACACCGAGCTGACCGACGACGTGAACCAGGCCGTCACCTGATCGGCTCCTGAACCAGCGCGAGGGACTCCCGGCGGGTCGAGTCCCTCGCGCTGCCAGCTCCACAGTGGACCCGCCGCCGGAGGAACCGTGCAGACCCGCTGGACGGTCAACGCCGCGCGCCTCGTCGCGCTGGCCAGCCTCGCCATCACGTTCATCCACCTGCTCGGCGGCCGGAAGTGGCCGGCGCTGGTCGCCCTGGTGGGCTTCCTCGTCGCGTCCTACCTCGCCGGGCGAGACCCGCAGGAGACGACCCGCATGAGCAAGCCCAACAAGCGTCGCTACAAGCTCTCCCAGATCCGCGAGGCGACGACCGAGCGCGTCGGCGCCAGCAGCATCGAGCTGGAGACCGACGACGGTCAGGTCTTCGAGTTCCCCGCCCCGCACCTGTGGGCCGACGACACCGTGGAGCTGGCGCGGCAGGACAAGACGGTCCAGCTCGCCGCGACGCTGCTCGGCGACCGGCACCAGGAGTTCCTCGCGGCCGGCGGCCACTCCATCGACGTGATGATGGCGGTCGCCCAGTACGGCCTCGACCAGGGCGTGGCGAACGTGGGGGAATCCTCGGCCTCGTCCAGCTCCTGACCGAGCATGGCGAGGCAATCGAGGGTGACCTCCTTCGCTTCTACCACCTCGACCTCCCTCGGGACCTGGGCTCCGACCGGCTGACCTTCCGCCGCCTACGGTTCCTGGCCGAGCAGCTCGCGGTCACAGACGGCTCAGCGTTCCAGCGCGAGGTCAACCCTGACCAGGCGCAGTGGTCACTCCAGAACGAGCTGCTCGCTCTCATCGCGGATCAGGTCCGCGTCGGCAACTGGATGCAGACCGAGGACGCGACCAAGGGCAAGAACCGGCCTGAGCCCATCGAGCGGCCGAGCACCAAAGCGGCAACGGCCAGGGTCACCGCCGAAGAGACCAAGCGCATCTGGGCCGAGCGCAAGGAACGGCGCGCCAAGGCCCTACGCCAGCTTGAGTCCAACTGAACAGACGGGGGTGGCCCACGTGGCGATCGAAGTCGGCGCCGCCTACCTGTCGATCCTCCCGGATGTCTCGCGCCTCGGTGCGGGCATCCGGGCGGCGGTCGGCCCGGTCATCGACGACCTCTCGCAGCAGATGGAAGACCGCATCGGCGATGCGGGCCGGCGCGCCGGGGACAACCTCGGCGACGGCATGCGAAGCGGTGCCCAGTCGGCCAGCGGCTCCATCGCGAGCCTCGGCGTCTCCATCGCGGCCGTTGGTGTCATCGCGGCGGGCGTCGGCCAGGCCCTGAAGCAGGGCATGCAGGAGGCGAAGCTCTCCGCCTCGTTCGGGCTCACCCCCGAGGAGGCCCACAAGGCGGCCGTGACCTCCAGCAAGGTCTACGCCGACGCCTGGGGCGAGTCCATGTCCGACGTGGGCCAGGCCGTGGGCGTCATCCAGCAGCAGCTCGGCGGGCTCGGCACTATCGGCCAGGACCAGCTTCAGGGGCTCACCGAGAAGGCGCTGGCCTTCAAGGACGCCTTCGGTACCGAGGTCGGCGAGACGATCCGCGCCGTCTCCCAGATGCTGCGCACCGGCATGGCCACGAGCGCCGACCAGGCGTTCGACATCCTGACCGTGGGCATGCAGAACGGCTCCAACAAGGCCGAAGACCTGCTGGACACCTTCAACGAGTACGGCACCCAGTTCCGCAAGCTGGGCCTCTCCGGGCCCCAGGCCCTGGGCCTCATCTCCCAGGCCATCAAGGGTGGCGCTCGCGACGCCGACCTGGCAGCCGACGCGCTCAAGGAGTTCTCGATCCGCGCGATCGATGGCTCCAAGACGAGCGCCGACGCGTTCAAGGGCCTCGGCCTCAACGCCGAGAAGATGACCGCCCAGTTCGCCAAGGGCGGAGCCTCGGCGGAGGCCGGGCTGGAGCTGGTCCTGAAGAAGCTCAAGTCCGTCAAGGACCCGGCCAAGCAGGCGCAGATCGCGGTCGGTCTCTTCGGCACCCAGTCCGAAGACCTCGGCCAGGCCCTCTACAACCTCGACCCGGCAACGGCTTCGGCCATGAACGGGCTGGACCAGATCGCTGGCGCCAGCGACCGGATGACCGAGAACATCGGCAAGACCACGCCTCCCCTGGAGCAGTTCAAGCGTCAGGGCATCCAGGCGATCGGCGACGCCGCGGCCGTCATCGTCCCTCCGCTGAACAGCGTGCTCGGCGCGATCCGGCCCTTCGCCCCCGAGATCGGCGCCGCGATCCTTGCGATCGGCGGCTTCGTCCTGGCCATGAAGGGCATCGAGGCGGTCCAGGCGGCCATCGCGGTGCTGAAGGGTTTCGAGCTGGCGACCAAGGCCAGCGCGATCTGGACCGGTATCCAGGCCGGCGCAACGAGCGTGGCGACGGCGGCTCAGTGGGCCTTCAACGCCGCGTTCATCGCCTCGCCGATCGGCTGGGTCGTCCTCGGCATCGCTGCCCTCGTCGCGATCGTCGTCGTCTGCTGGATCAAGTTCGAGGGCTTCCGAAACGTGGTCATGGCGGCCTGGGACGGCATCCGCGCGGCGGCGAGCTGGACCTGGGAAAAGGTCCTCAAGCCTGCCTTCGACGGCATCGTCGTCGGGGCGAAGGCCGTGGGCGACGCGTCCGTCTGGCTCTGGCAGAACGCGCTCGTCCCCGCCTGGAATGGCATCTCGGCGGCGGCAGGGTGGGCCTATAACAACGTTATTAAGCCTGTCTTCTCCGGCATCCAGACCGCGGTCTCCGTGGCCGGCGCAATCTTCTCCTGGCTCTACACCAACGTGATCCAGCCGGTCTGGCAGGGGATCTCGCTCGCGATCTCCATTTCCTGGGCCATCATGTCGGTGATCTTCGG